CGACACGTCCAGGACCTCAGCCCTCACGCTGTCACACTCGACCGCCATCTCGCCGAGGAATGGCCCGGCAGCAAGGATCTCAAACCGGATGACGCGGGCCCCGGCCGTGCCGCCGACCAGCTCCCACTCGCCGCGATCCGGCATGAACACGGCGTAGCACTTGTCGCCCTCCGCCGCCGTCAGGCCGGTCGCGTCATGTACCTCCACCAACGTCCCGGCATCCTGCTTGCAGCCATCGCCGGCCCATTCCAGAAGGTTCGCGGTAGCTGATTCGCCTACTGCGAGGTCTTCCGTGAACTGGACGCGGCGGAACAGCATCCGGGAGACAAGGCGGGCCAGTTGCCCCAGCGGCCCGGAGAAGCCGGACGGCGAAAAGCTGCTGGAGCCCTCCGCCGCGGCCCGAATGAGCTGGTTGACCGTCTGGGCCTGGAGACGCTGCCCCTTGTCGTACTTCGCCGGCTCGAAGTGCTCCCGCTTGAACGGCATGTCACGGCCCCTCGACGAACAGCTTTGCGAAGTCGAACGTGTCGTAAACGCCCTCATACGGGTCGATAGGCTCGCCGCTAGTCGTACCCTTCCGGGCGATCTTGCACCAGCCGGCGTCCCGGCTGTTCTCCGGCGTGTCCTCGTCGACGATGGCCTTGCGGTAGAAGTGGTTCCACGTAACGTCCACGTCCTGCGGCGGGACCTGGGTGTCCTTGCCCCGCAGATACCGCTCGGCGAACGTGTAAGTCAGGCTATACTGCTTTGTGCCGTTCAGGTCGAACACTCGCTCGTCGCTGACGCCGATAAACAGGCACGTCTCCGCCTTGAGACCGAACTGGTCCGTCTCGTTCACCTTGCCAGCCGCGTCACGAATGTCATCCCACGGCGGATAGGTCACGCCCCGCCACGTGAACGTGTGCGTGATGACCGGCAGGAGTACTCCCGGGGACACGTCTCCGGCGAGATGTCGGGGGAGCGTCTCCGTGCTGTCCTCCCAGAGAAACCCCGCGTCCGGCAGCGTCATCATCTCCGCCGACATGGTCTTTCTGTGCGTCAAGTACGTCCCGCTCGGCGGCGTCGGGTCGTCCGGCGACACGTTGAAGATGAGCAGGTCGCCCCTGTACTTGACGTGTACCAGGATCAGCGGCGAGTAGTCGACGCCTGGATCGTGCGGCGGGTCGCCCTCGGGATGCGATCCCGCCCGCCCGATCGACACCCCGTACATCCACGTGTATCGCGGGTGCTGCGGGCGGGCCGAGTACGTGAAACCCCAGCCGGGCACGAAGACGGTCCCGAACATCTCCTGGGAAAGCGCCGTCAGGTCCTCGCCCGCAATTACCAGCCGCCGCGTGCACTCGCCCGTGCCCGCGTCGAGGTCGATGGACGGGCCGATCTCATCGAGTTCAGCTACGATCGTCACGCCCATGTCAGGCTAGCCCCCCAAGTCGTTCGATGGCTTTTCTCGTCTGCTTCTCTTCGGCCTCCAGCCGCTTCAGGATGGCGTTGCGCTCCTTGCCAAGCTCGTCCGCGTATAGCGACTGCTGAATCTGCCGCCACAGGTCCATGGCGCCGGTGAACCCGATGCCCTCCCGCGGCTTCATGGCCTCCTCGCGTCGTCTCTCTATGTCGGCAAGCCGGCCCTTTTGCGTCGCCAACGCGTCCCGCTTCAATGCCAACGCGTCCCGCTTCTGTTGCGACAACAGCGCTGCGCCAGGCCCGCCAGTAACGAGAAAACCCCCGCCCGGCAGGCGTTTCATGTCCAGCATGCCCTGCTTGAAGAAAGCGTCGGCAGCCTTCTCAGCGGCGATGACCCAGGGATTCACCAGTTGCTCCGGCTCGGCCTTTCCGGTGATCATCTCCTGATACTGCCGCATCCATGGCGTCATCACTGGCGGCCCCTTAGGTGGCAAGCCTTGCGCCGCAAGTTGGCGGCTCCGCTCTGCCATGGCGGCAGCGGTGGCGCCCCCCTCGGCGATGAACGCCTGGCCCCTGATCTGAGCTATTTTTCTGTCTCGTTCTTCACGCAATTGCTCTAGTGCTGCCTTGGCACGTTCCACTTCCCGCTCGCGCTGGTCCAACAGCTTCTTAGCGCGTGTGATCTCAGGATGATACGGTCGTTCGCCCCCCCGATATTCTTCCACCGTCATTCCTGGCACAACGGGCATTTCCATCTCTTGCTTGAAACGCATAGCACCAGTCGGCCCCTTGCCACGCATTAGCCGCGTCTCCTCCTTGCGGGCAGCCTCACTTCGCAGCTGGATGTATTTGCCGCGTTGGGCTTCGCGTGCTTGGACCGCCTCGACAATCGCTTTTTCCTGTTCGGCGATAGCCGCCTCGTAAGCGCCGAGCGCCGGCTCCTCAACGTCCCCTGATTCGGCCTGCGCCTCCTTGCGGTCCTCTATGGCCTTTTTCAGCTTGCGCTCCAATTCGACGGCCTTCTCCCGAGCGACATTCATCGCGTCCTCGGCAGTCAACGCCTGCCTAGCTGCTGTCGCCGCCGCTACTTGCGCATCGGAAACCAAACCGACACTCTTGCCATATTCGGTGAGCACGTCCGAGAAACTACGGCCGGCTACCTTTGACTCGGCGAAGGCCACGCCGAGCACGCCCAGCGCCGTCGCAACGGCCATCAACGCCGCAACCAAAATAGCGGCCCATCCGCCGCCGACAACGGCTCCAATGCCAAGACCGAGCGTAGTTAATCCGGAAAACATTTTCATCACAACCGGGGCGATCACCGCAACGGCAGCGATTCGCGCGGCGAGCTTAGCCCACTTAATCGCCCCGTCAATAGCCTCCGTGTTCCCCTTCGCCACCGCCGACGCGAGCTTCGTCAAGTGATCCGCGGTCTTGCGGATCTCGGGGATGAGCCTGTCCGCAAACGCGACAGCGACGCCCTCGACCGCCGACCACAGCAGCTTGAGCGACCCGATCAGCGTGTCCAACTGGATATCCGCGATCCGCTTGGCCGTCCCCGCCGCGCCCTGGAGCCTCGACTCCATCTCCCGGATCGCGTCCCCTCCCTCCTCCAGCATGACGGTGAACGCCGCAACCGCCCGCGTTCCCGCCAGCATGGCAGTTATGGCCTGCCGCTCCATCGGAGTGAACCGCTGCATCGCGGTCTTCACTTCGTCGACAATCGTCGCCAGGTGCTTCATCTTGCCGGAGCTGTCGCCAATCTCCACGCCGAGCAGGGCGAGAGCCTTCTTCACCTCGGACGGCTGGGCCGTGAGGCGGATCAGGATATTCCGCAGCGCAGTTCCTGCCATCTGCCCCTGGACGCCCGCGTTCGACATGGCCATGATCGCGGCGGTGATCTCCTCGATCGCCTTCCCGCTCGATTTGGCCACCGGCCCGACATACTTGAACGCATCCCCCAGCATCAGCAGGTCGGTGTTGCTGGACGTGAACGCCTTCGTGAGCACGTCCATCGTGTGCTCAAGCTCCGTGGCCTCCAGCCCCATCCCGGCCATCACCTTGGCCGCGATATCCGCCGCCTGGGCCACGTCGATCTGTCCCGCCGCCGCCACGTTCAGTGTGGCCGGCATCGCCTGCATGATCTTCGTGGCGTCGAATCCGGCTAGGGCGAAATAGCTCATCGCCTCGGCCGACTGCCGGGCGGTGAACACCGTCGTGCGGCCCAGCGTCAGCGCCTGCGTCTTGAGCGCATCGAAGCTCTCGCCCGTCGCCCCCGTGAGGGCCTTGACCCTGGCCATGCCCTGCTCGAAGCCGCCCCCGATCTTGAGAGCCCCCGCCGTCGCGGCGCCGGCAAGCAGCAGGCCGAACTTCGCCTGCCGTGCCACCGCGTCCATCTTGTGGATCGACGCGGTGAGCTGCTGGTGGGCGGACGCCAGCCCCGCCCTGAAGCCGGCCATGCCGGTCAGGTAGATCGGGACGTAGCCCTCGCCGAACTTTAGTGCCACCGGCTCACTCCTCGTTGCGTGGGCGCAGCAGGCCGCGCTGGCGCATCAGGTCCTTGATGGACGCAGCCCGCTTGTCCGCCGCCTCGGTCTCCCGGCGCATCTTCTGATCGGCCGGCCGCATCCAGCAGTCCAACTGGTAGTCGGTCATCTTGCGAACCTCGTCCGGCGTGATGCCGTGCTCCATCTTCATGTAGCGAAACACCCGGGGCCAGGGGATTTCCCACGGCGTCAGCCCGCCGCCTTCCCCGTCTCCGTCGACGGCGGGCCAGTCCCTTTTCCCAGCAGGTCCGTTCCGCTCGCCGCGTTGACCGCCTGGTGGAACGCCATGATTGCCGCGTTTTCCGCCTCGGCCGACAGTTGCTCCATGCTCTCGGCCTTCTCGATGTTGCGGCGGATCATGTCGGCGATGTGCTCGGCGAACAAATCCGAGACTTCGCTCTCCGTCAAGAACGGCAGGTCCTCCGCCTTCTCGCCGTCCTTGGGAGGCCACTTCAGCGTGCGGGTGCCATACCAGATCGTCCCGGCCCGCGTGCCGATCCAGTCCAGCACCTCCGACGGCAGCTTGTCCTGGTTCTCGGTGTCCTTGTCAACGCAAAACTTGAGAAAATCCTTCCGCTCCTCGGGGCGTTCCGCGAAGTAGGCGGACCCCGCCTTCGACTCGTACAGGTCCATGGCCTTCGGATGGCGGCGGATGTACTCCGTCTCCGCCTCGGGGTAGAACTCCTGTATTCGCCCGTAGACGATCACTTCCTTGCCGCCGTAGGTGAACGGCATGGGCGTGCCGAACGCCCTCGCTGTCGGTCCGAGCATCGTCATTCCCTCCTCAACCGACGGGAAATCCGGTTGTATAAGGGCGTTTCATGTGGTATATAGTACCGAGAAGTGTGTTGCGAGCTACGCCCGCGTCGGCAAGGTCCACTCGCCGTCGCTCTGCCAGTTGACCGTCACCTCCGTCGGTGGCCCGCTCCGGGCGCTCGGGTTCTCCGCGAGGCTGACGATCTTCGCCGGCACCTCGTAGTAGGCGCCCGGGTCGAGCGTGTAGTCGTCGTACAGCTTCAGCGTCACTTGCGTGTTACTCACCGGGGCCCTCGCCTCAGGCGGGCTGTCCCGGTCTAGCTTGAGCGTGACCGAGCCGTTGAGCTGCTGCTGCCCGACCCACGTGTTTTTCGCGCCGCCCCCGCCAAACACGCCCTCCTGGTGGGCGTCGCCCTCCCAGGTGAAACTCCACTCGCAGCCGTAGGCTTCAAGCCCACTGCCAAGGTCGATGTGGGCGTCTTTACCCATTACTATCCGAGCCATCGCGTATTCCTCCACTTGCGGAAAGGTAGTCAGAACCGTTCCGCCTTTCCCTCTCGCTTACTGGACGCCGGCAATGCCGATGTCGTAGCTGATGTCGCCGCCGCTCGCCTCCGAGCCGCCGTGCTCAATCTGGAGAATGTCCTCCGTGCCCGGCGACACGCTGTAGCCGTCCCGCGGAGCGCACACGCCGAATATCCCGTCCGTCCGCAGCGTGATCTGGGCGTCCTGGTCCCCGTTAAACAGGGCCGCCCAGGCGTTGCCGCCCGCCCCGCCGATCAGCAGGTCCTCGCCGGCCGTCGGGGTCGCCGTCTCGTCGTCCGCGTCGCCCGCCACCACGCCGCGGTTGTGGACCGTGAGGATCTTCAGCTCCTTCAGCGTGATCGTGTTGCCGTACTGGTCCGTTAACCCCGCCGCCAAGTCGAGCGAGTCGATCGGCGACGCCAGCGACAGCGTTCGCCTCGCAACCCACATGCAGTTGCACTGGTTGTCGCCGGTTCCGCTCGTGAACGTCGCCAGGAACCGCTGGTACGAGTTCCACTTTTGACCCTCGGTCGCGCCCTCTACGCTGTTTGGGTAGCTCCAGTCGAACTTCGTCAGGAACGTACCCGTGAATGTAACGGCCATATCACACACCTCCTCGAATAGGGTTGTTTAACCAGTCCGGCCCCTGTCACGACGGCCGTTGTCTCCAGTACGTGGCCTGATAGTCGATCGAGCACAGCCAGCAGTCCTCGTCGGCCTGCTCCTCGGTTTGGCCCGTCTTCTTCATCGTGATGGCGTCAATCCCGTCGGCCGACAGCGACAGGCTGCGGCTGTTGAATACCGCGTTTACCAGTTTCGCGTGGGCCCGGCACAGCTCCCGCGTCTTGTCCACAACGTGGAACGCGAACGTCTCCTCGACGAAATCCCTCCCGCCGAAACACTCGTCCAGGATGTTTTCCTGCGGCACGGTCATCGAGCAGTACGGCATCGCCACGTCCGTCGGGGAGCCCACCTCGCCGGCGTGCAGCTTGTCGAACGGGCTGCTCACCAGCGTGTCCTCCGCATCGAACGCTGCCTTGATCGCGTCGTACAAATCAGCCAAAGCGAACACCTCCCCTGGCAGAAAACGCCCTCGCTTCGCTAAACACCAGTATCTCGATCCGCCGCTTTTTGCTCACGAGCGTGCTCTCGATATACGGCCGGGGCGCCAGGTGGAAGCCCTTGGCTTCCTTGGCAAACACCCACCAGCCCTTGCCGGCTTTGAATCGTCCTCTGATATCACGGCCTACGCCCCCGCCCTCCTTGGCGCCCCACACCATGTACTTCTTCCGCTTCGGCGACCGGCTCGGGATCACGGCCCCCTTCTCCAGGTACACGCCGTACTTCAGTTTTGTCCCCACCGTCGCCGCCAGCATCTGCCGGTCCGCCGACCAGAAGATCGACTGTGCCAGCTTCCCCGTGTCCCTCCGCGGCGGCTGCCCCGGCCTGGACCGCTTGAACTGCATCGGACGGCCCTTGCGTTTCCCCTTCCCCGGCCTTCGCCTCCCGCCGCCTCCCGCCCTGGCCGACTTGCTGATCGCCCGCACGATCGACGTCCGGCCGTAGGCCGCAGCTTTCTTCAGTCCGCGGAACAGCGACGCCTCAAGCCCCCTGGCTTGCTGGTCGCCGTACCATTTGGCCCTACCCCCCGCCATCGGACTCCTCCGTCAGCGGGTACTCGACGTCCGGCCACTCGCGGGCGTCGTCGGGCAGCGCCTCCCCGAGCGTCGCCGGCACCACGAAGTACACGGGGCCTCGGCACGCCGCCACCGCCGAGTCCCTGTCGGGGAACACGCCCCGGAAATCCCAGATAGCGCCCGCCGGCGTCTGCTCGCGGAACTGGCCGACGATCCACAGCGTCGTGTCGCTCACTGATTTCTCTCTCTCTCTTCGCAGTCCACCCGCCATAGCCTTCCAACCCCGGCCTGGTCCACCGGCTTTCCGATCTGCTCAAGCACCCTGCCGGCCCACTCGGTCGGGACCACGACCACCAAGTGGTCGCCGTGCGAACTCCCTGGGTCGTCCGCGAAATACACTACGTGCGTGATCACGTACTCCCGCTGGTCCAGCACGAGCGAGTCGTAGCTGGTCCGCGGCTGGATAAAGCACCGCTTCTGCGTTGTCCCCGAATATGTGAACGCCTGGCTGCCCGCCGAGCCGACCGACGCCGAGCGCGGCTGGTGCGTCACAAGATGCCGGCTGCATTGCGATCGGATACTCATAATTTACGACCATAGTGTAGATAAGGGACTAGCAGCTTGCGGCTCTGCTTCGGCAGTCTCGACGCCGCGTCCTCCACGGCGTAAGTTACCGCGTAGTCCCCGATCTTCTCCGACTTCACGTTGGCCCCTTCGCCCCACGCCGCGAAGGCCCGTTTCACCGCGATCAGCACCGCCAGCTTGACCGGCGAAGCGACCCCCGTCGCCAACTGGTCCGCCGTCCAGCCCGCCGTGTACTGGACCTTCACGGTCCCTGGCCTGCTGGGCCACGGCCCGCCGCGCCGCACCACGATCCCGCTCCGGCACATGCCGCTTTCCCACTGCCATAGCCAGTAGTCGTCCCCCGCCGTTAGCTCCGACGACGCAGGGAAGTCCCCGCTCTGCTGGCCCCCGTAGGCGTCCGAGTCCTCGTACACCGCCGACACGGCCGTCACGGGCACCTCCGGCAGAATCAGCCGGTTGCCGGCCCCGGTCGACGCGGCCGATATCTCGACCGCCTTGTCGCCGCGCCTCTCCCACCACGTGCCGAACTCCGTGGCGAACATCCCGCCCGTGTCGACCATCGGCAGATAGTGCGTATACGTCGCCTGCTCGATCGACGTGCCGGTGAAGTCCTTGACGGCCTGCTCGATGGGCCCGAGGATCGCGTTCAGGAAGCCCAGCTCCTGGTCCGTTGCGGACCCGCCCTTGCCCAGGAACGGCAGCACGTCGGCAAAGAGGCTAGTTATCATCCCCCACCCCCTCTTGGACGCATCAGCAGCAGCTCCCTCTGGCTCTGCCGGATCTCGCGCATGTCGTCCTTGATCTGAGACAGCATCTCGTTCAAGTGGCTCTTCTGCGCCTCCAGCTCGATCTGGATGCCGCGGCTCCTTGACGACGCCGAGTACGACTGCTGCGCCGCCCCGAACATCAACCCGGATAGCAGGACCATCAGCCACGTCAGCATCTTGAGCCAGCGCTTCGTGCTGTCGTGGATCTCGTCGCAGCGGGCGACGGTCTGGTAGAGCGATTGGTCAGGCATCGCGTGTTGTCCTTTCGTGTCAAGTCAGTCCGACATCGCCGTTCATCGTTCGCATAAAGTGAACGCACCCCTGCTCGCACGTCTTGATCGCGTCCGCCGGATCGGTCTCGGAGCTGTCCACCACCGTCACCTCGGCTTCGTACGGCCCGAACAGATCGTCCGTGTCCCCCTGGGCCAGCCGCACCGTGGCGCTCGCGTGCGTCGCCGATCCGTCGCCCAGCTCCTCGACCGTCACCACCGAGCCGTCGGCCGTCGCCGCCACGGAGTCCAGATCCAGGTCCGGCGTGCTGGCGCCCCTGCCGATTTTGCACCGCACCACGTCCGACGCCTGGAGTTGCAGGTAGCCCCCGCTCGCCGTCTTCAGCGTGACGGTGAAGTCGACCGTTCGCCCCGCCTCTGCGACAATTTCAAACGCCATGTCAGGACTCCTTTCGGGTCCAGGTCGTGTCGCCCGGCCCCGCCCTCGCCACCGTCGTGTCGCCCGGCCCCGCCCGGCTCACGTCCACGCTGCCGGGGAACGACTGGGCCAGCGAACTCACTATATAGGCCGCGACGTGGCCGTGCGCTAGCACCGTCGGAAGCTGCCCGCCGTATCCACTTGTCTGGTCGATGATCATTTCACTTACGTCGGTTGCGTCACTATCACTATGAGCCGGTCGTCCGCGCCGCTGGCCGTGAACCGCAGCACCACCGTGTCCCCGTTCATGTCCGCCGCCGCCAAATTGATCTTGTAGACGCTGATGAAGGCGAAGTTGTCTAGCGCGACGTTCTTCGCCGGCTTCGCAGGCAGGTCCGCCGCAATGGCGTCCAGGATCTCGTCCAGCCGGCCGCCGTCGATCCAGTCCGTCAGTGCTCCGGCCCTCGCGGCGGTCCACACGGACGCCAGCGCCGCGTTGTCCGTCCCCCGCATCGCGTCCGACGCAACAAGTAGTGGCGTGGCGACATCGAAGAGCTTTATGACCGCCGCCGCCAAGTAGCCGGCGGAAGTTTCGGTCAGCGCCGTGCCAAGTATTGACGCGGCATCGGCACGAATGTCGCCGGTTTCCTCCGGAAATAACACCACCAAGTAAGTCAGCGCGTTGGTATTCGTGACCGTGACTTTGAGGACCACGGCGTCGTAGTTCATCTCGGCCGCCGTCAAGTCGATGTACCCAATGCCGCTGCTGCCAATCTCCACTGCCTCATTGTCGGCATCCCCAAACGCCGCGCCATCCTTGGACAGCTTGCTGTCCTGCCCGGCCCAGCTCGTCACCAACTCCCCCACACTGTCGCGAATAGCGAAGTAATGGCGGTACGCCGTGTTTTTCTTCGGGACAGGTCTTGCGTCCGAACTCGCCATGTCAACACTCCTGTACTCCGATTCGGCCGGAACTTGCTTGGACAAACCCGCCGGGCATTATGTCCGGATCGGCCCACCAATACATCGTCCCCGAGGCGTTCGCACCACGCACGCGCAACCAGACCTCCTTGTCGTAGTCGGCCGTGTACGTGACGTTGACCGTCTGCCAATCGGTGGTGTCGGCAATCTGGTCGTCGTCGAGCTTGGAGGCGGCGGAGTCCCACGGCTCGTTCGGGTCGATGATCTGGACTCGCGGATGCTCGGACATGCCGCTTGGCGTCTGCGAGCATTTGATGTAGACGGGGATCATGACGGCCTGGCCGGCCTTGAGGCGGATCGCCATCACGTCGACCCAGACGGGATGATCGGCCGACTCGAACGTGTACTTATGGCACCAGTCGAGCGCGATGGGGGGATCGGCGGGAACGCTGGCTTCTTCGCTCGTGCAGTAGCCGCCGCTCGTCCAGCCGAGGATGCGTCCTTTCTGGAGCACGTCGCTGCCGTCAACCGGGTCGTAGATGAATTGCCCTACGTCGTCTTTGTAGTTCAGCAGGTATTCGTAGTTTTGCGTGGCAGAACGGAGGGAGCAGCCGTAGCCGATGAGCGGACCGACTTGGCGGAGGTCGTACGTGTTTTCGCTGAAAATAGTGGCCTGGAGTCGATGGGAGCCGGAGCGGATGCCGTAGGTGCACCCGGTGATCGTCGTGACCGTGTGACCCGAGCCGTAGTCGATGCCGTAGCCGCACCCGGCGATTGTCGTGGCCGTGCAGCCCGAGCCGTAGTCGATGCCGTAGCCGCACCCGGCGATTGTCGTGGCCGTGCAGCCCGAGCCGTAATAGATGCCGTAGGTGCACCCGGTGATCGTCGTGACCGTGTGACCCGAGCCGTAGATGATGCCGTAGCCGCACCCGGTGATCGTCGTGGCCGTGCAGCCCGAGCCGTAGTCGATGCCGTAGGTGCACCCGGCGATTGTCGTGGCCGTGCAGCCCGAGCCGTGGATGATGCCGTCGCCGCACCCGGTGATTACGGCTATCTCGACATTGCCGCCATATTGCACCCCGCGCCCATAAAACGTCGTCCCCGATCCGGCCGTGTTGGTGATTTCCCCAAACGTGCCGCCGTGCGTGTCGCCATTCACAAACAGCACCACTGCCTGACCGCTACTCGTGCCTGCCGACCGAATCGACACGTTGCGGGACGAAAGCACCACGAGGGCAAACGGATATTGCGCCGAGTCAACCGCCTCGCCGAGCACCAGCGTCCCTGCGTTGATCGTATCGACCGTCGTCCGCTGCTGATCGTAATCCGCCGGGGCCACGTCGCACAGCACGACGCGATCGCCGGCCGTCCAGTTGTCGGCGGTTACGTCGTCGACCACCTTGACGGTGGCCGATCCTGACGAGTAGCCCGAGTACATCGTCAGGTTGCCGCTGCCGGTGGCGCTCGGGATGACGATTTGCGCGTCGCCATTTTGCAACGCGAGCTTGCACGTGTTGCCGCTCACCGCACGGACGTAGTAGATTTCGTTCTCAGAAAAGCCCGTCGGCAACGTCCCGCTCGACAAGAGCCTGACCGCCGTACCGGCAGCCGGCGGTGCCTCCCCCCAGTCGATCACGCCGGTCGTCGTGTTGACGTTCGTCGCCTGGTCGGTCGGCCCATAGTCCTCACCGTAGGTGCGAACATAGGTCTTGGTCGGCTCGGCACAGATCAGCTTGCAGTCGAGGTTCGTCGCCTGGATCTGCGCCGTACCCTGAAGGTCGATGACGGCCTTGTTGCTGTACTGGAGAGCCGTGTCGGTGTCCCAGTCGCCGTCGCTGTTGGCGAGCAGCCGACCACGGTTGGTATCCAGCGTGCCTTGCAGTGTCGCTCCGGTTTGCAGCTTGAGGTGCCCATCGTCGCCGTTGGCCCAGTAGAGCATTCCGGGCGTGGCGCCGCCGCGAATGATGTTCGTACCGGCCAATCCCGTCCACGCCGACTGGTCCACGTCCATCTTGACCGAGACGCCGGCCGAGATGACAAACGTGTCGCCATCCGCGGGCACGAAATTGCCCGGTGCGCCGCCGTCCGAATCGCTCCAGACGTTCGCCGCATCGCTCCAGTCGCCGGATGCTACTGCATAGCGGGTTGACATCTGTTCAATCAATCATCATTTAGTCCTCGCTTCTCAAGGATCAGGACAGCCCGTGGCGCTCTCACCACGAGGCGTGTGAGTTGCTATCCCTCGTAGAGGATGCGGCCGCTGGTCAATCCGGTGATCGTCGTCACGGTGCGCCTAGAGTCATTGCATTCGCGCATTTGCTTGGCGTCGTACCGCAACCGATAGCCGCATCGCTGACAATAGAGGGTAAACCTACCACGTCGTCTCCGCTCGCGCAGCGACTCGCCGCAAACTGAACATAATGGCGGGCGCCAGTTGATCGTCATGACATCGCGATCTATGTGAAATGCAACACTGCTCTTACCATCACCTACAACCTTGATGTTGTAGCGGTAAAACTCTGGTAGCTTCCGTAGTTTCAGTGGAGTCTGCTGTGCTCTCGTCACGAGATGTAGTGGCTTCGGTAGCCTCAGCATACCCGGATGCTGCACCAGGATTTGTACGTCTCGATCGAACTCTGCGCCTGCCTTGGTAATGCAGTGCAAAACCACTATTTGTGTCGCCTGAGCAATAGAACCTTCCCATACTTCCGGGTCTTCCCATCGCCCATGTTTTACCGATGAAACCATACGCTCGTTCATAAGGTTTCTCCTGATACTTCTGGAAACATCCGTACAATCTCAACAAGCTTGCCGAAGAGCGGATACCGTCGCATTACCTCGTCACGGACAGTTGGCGGCATCCGCGGCCAGTCCGCAACCGCGTCGGCCACGGCGGGAATCGCCAGATAATCCAAGATGCGGTCCGCTGCCTGCTTCGTGGAGACGTGCCGGCCCCGCGATATTCGCAGGTCGATCGTCCGGCAACGACGGCGTTCCCTTACAACTGCTCTCCGATTACTT